TTGAAGCTGAAGGTGGAGAGTTTATAATTAAAAAAGATTCTGTTAATCGTAGTACAATTGACATGTTAGAATACATTAACAAGCATGGAGACTTACCAATGTCTGATGCTAGAAATAGGAGCAAGAAGTAGAATGATAATATTTTATTGTCATAAGTGTGGTGAAAAGAATGAATTTGAAAAAAAACAAGATATGAAGTGTGATTGTGGTAATTATGTTAAGGATCATGATAATACTCGTAATCATGTTAACATGCGTAATACTTGGGCTAAAACAACAAAAATGGAACTTAGTGAAATTACAATAGACCAAGACATAGCAGATAGGAATAATAGATAATGGCAAATTTTGATGCACAAATAACTGACATCGTAGGGGGAACAATTGATCAGACAGCGTGTGATCAGTGGATGAAAGATGGTGCAAGGGAAATTATAAATGTTCTTCCAGAGAAATTAAAAGCAAAGTGTGCTACTTTAACTACATTAAATAATTCAGCAACAACAATGGACATGGATGGAGTTGGTGAGATTTTACATGTTACTCGTCTTTCTGCAAATAGTGGTGGTTTTCAAGTTCCTTGCAGAGAAATACCAGCAATGTATGGTGGTCTTGCAACAGATGAAGATTCATTAGAGTATTATGGCACTGCCTCTGATCCAGTATATTGGATAATAAGTAATACATCAGACGCATCTACTTTACACGTAAAACCTGACCCAGAGTCAACTCAAATAGCATATGCGTATCATATATCATATCCATCTATAGATGCTAGTGCTGTAAGTACAATACCAAATTTTCCAGATGAGGCTGAATATCTTGTAGTATTATATGCTGCTGCAAAGCAATTATTGCAATATCAATCAACAATGTCTTCAAGTTTTAATAGTGATATTACAACAGCTCTTACAGCTGTAAATACAGAATTAGATGAATGTTTATCAATTGCTGATAACATACATACAGAAGTTGGACTTTTAAATGCAGAAGTAGATAAAGCTACTGCTGAAATAGCTCTTGCAAATACTGAGGTAGATAAAATGGCTACTGAGGTAGGTTTGGATAATGCTGAGGTAGATCTTGCAAAGGCAGAGCTTGCAGAGGCAGCTACTCTTGTTGATAGTAACATAGATACAGCACTTGCTGCAGTAACAACAGCTGCTGGCAGAATTAATACAGCAGTTGCACTTGCTAATGCTGAATTTGATAAATGTGATACAGTACTTGATCTTGGTGAAACTGACACTGAAGGAGATGTAAATACAGCTCTTACTGCAATAAATACAGAATTAGATGAAACTCAAGCAGTATGTGACCTTATTAATACACAAGTTGATAGTGCAGTATCAGAAATTGCAGAGGCAGCTACTCAAGTAGATTCAGGTGTAGATACAGCATTAGCTGCAATTACTACTGCTGCTGGAAGAATAAATACAGCTGTGGGTCTTGCCAATGGACAATTTGATGCATCAGTTCTTGAGGCAGCACAGGCAGAAGGAGAAGCAGATGATGGTGCAATTGCTACTGCTCTTGGTTTAATTAATACACAGGTTGATAATGCAGTGTCTGGTGTTGGAGATGTTAGAACATATCTTTCTCAGGCAAATACAAGAATTGCAACAGCGAAGGCTGAAATAGATTTAGCTAAGACAGAAGCTGCTGAGATGGCAACTCAAACAGATAATAGTAGTGATTTTGCAACAGCTCTTACTGCAATAAATACAGAGTTAGATAAGGTAGATGAAATACTTAGTGAGGCTAATGTTGAGTTTGATAAGACTCCAGCACAGATTGTACTTGCTAGTGCAGAATTTGATAAATGTGATACAATTTTAGATTTAGGCGAAGTAGATACAGAAGGAGCAGTCAATACTGCTCTTGGTAAAGTAGTAACAGAAATGGATGAGACTCAGGCAATATGTGATAAAGTAGATGCTGATCTAGTTCTTGCAAAAGCAGAGATTGTTCTTGCTAAGACAGAGGCAGCAGAGATAGCTACAAATACAGATAATGGTTCAGACTTTGAAACTGCATGTGATGCCATGGTAACAGAACTTGCTAAAGTTGATAATATTCTTGTTGAGGCAAGCACAGAATTTGATAAAGTAGATAATGTAATTGTTGAAGGAAGTGTAGAGCTTGATAAATCTACTGCACTTTTAGATTTAGGAGAGACTGATAGTGAAGGGGCAGTGAATACTGCAGCAGGCAAAATAATAACAGAATTAGATGAAACTCAAGCTATTTGTGATTTAATAAATACTCAAGCAGATAGTGCAGTTACAGCATTAGGTAACATGGGTACAGAAATAGGACTTGCAAATGCTGAAGTAGATTTAGCTAATCCAGAAGTTGATTTAGCGAAAGCTGAAATACTTGAAACTGTTACCCTTATTGATGATGGTATAGATACAGCAGCTACTGCTATTAATACTGCTGTTGACAAAGTGAATGCTGAAGTAGCACTTGCTAATGCTGAGGTTGATGCAGAAGATATGGAAAAAGCACAAGGATATCTTCAAACAGCACAAGGATATTTAGGTGAGGCAACTGGTTATGCAAATGAAGTTAGTGCAAGGGTTGCACAGGTTAATGGACAAATAGCTGTAGCAAATGGATATTTGGCAACTGCATCTGGATACAATCAGGCAGGACAAGCATATTTGGGATCTGCACAAGCTTATGGAAATCAAGCTAGTGGATTTGTTGCTGCTGCTGGTGCTTTTGCAAGTGAATTACAATCTAAAGTTGCCATCGCTAATGGTTATGTTGCAGAGATCAATATAAGGTTAAAACAAGCAGAAACTAAAAGGCAAGAATCTCAATCTAGATTAGCAGCTGGTAGTGCGTATATTCAAGAAGCTAATGCAATAGTTGCTCAGGGAAATGCATATATAGCTGAAGCTCAAGGTTATATATCTCAAGCTCAAGGTTATTCTGCTGAGGTTAGTGCACGTTCAACATTTGTTGGTGCTAAATCTCAAGCTGTTCAAGGATATATTAATACAGCTAAAGCTTATGTAGATACAGCACAAGGCTTTGCAAATGAAGTTCAGGTTAAAGTGAATATTGCAAATGGATACATTGCAGAATGTAATGCAAGATTAAGTCAAGCACAAGCGAAAAGAGAGGAAAGCAGATCTAGAGTAGAGCTTGGAACTGCATATCTTCAAGAGTCTAGTTCTACAATAGCTTCTGGCGATTCTTATATAAGAGAGGCTCAAGGGAGAATATCTCAAGCACAAGCATATGGTAATGAGGTTAATTCAAGAACTTCTTTCACTGGAGCTAAAGGACAAGCAGTTCAAGCATACATAAGTACAGCCAATGCATATCTTGCTGAAGTAGCACAAGATTTAAGTTTAGCTCAAGGATATAATACTTCAGTTCAAGCTTATATGAGCTGTGCTCAAGGTTATGCTGCTGAAGTTAATGCTTATCAAACAAGTACTCAAATATTTGCTGGAACAGCACAAAATAGAATAAATGCTGGTAATGCATTTTTAGCAGAAGCTCAAGCCTCTGGGCAGGAAGTTCAAGCATATGCTAGTGAAGTTAGTTCTAGAATTGCTCAGGTTGGTGGTTATGGACAGGTTGCTTCTGGTTACATATCAGCAGCACAAGGTTATGCTACTGAAATAAATACAAAAATTGCAATGGCACAAGGATATGGCAATGAGGTTCAAATGAGACTTGCACAAGCACAAGCAAAAAGAGAAGAATCTCAAGCTAGAATAAATTTAGGTAATTCTTACATAGCTGAAGCGAATGCATCTGCTCAAGAAGCTCAAACTTATTTAGCTGAAGTGAATGGTAGAGTTTCTCAAGTGCAAGCACAGATAGGTGTAGCTCAAGGATACATTGCCAGTGGTAGTGGATATTCTCGTGTTGCAGATGGTTATGGAAAAATTGCTCAAGGATATATTGGAACAGCTAATGGGTTTGTTTCGACAGCTGGTGGATTTGGTCAAGCTGCTCAAGGATATGCAAATGAGATTCAATCTAAGCTTGCAATTGCACAAGGTTATGGAGCAGAGGCTACAGCTAGGCTTCAAGCTGATACAACAAAATATCAGTGGTATTCTGATCAATATGCAAAAGTAATGGGTGATTATCAAAGAGGTCTTCAACAGTTATTGGGTGCTCCAGCACTTCCAGAAGGAGAATAAGAATGACAGTTAAATCAGTAATACTTCAGTTAGAAAGAGTGTTTGGGAGAAATCCTGAGAAATATTTATTGCAACTTATTAATGATGGTTTAATTGACATAGGGAATAAAAAGCAAGTATATACTGTTTCTGCAACTACTGATCTTGAAAAGAATAAGCGTTGGTATGATCTTCCTGCTACAGTTTTAAGTATTGAGAGAGTGGAAGTTTTAGATACTAACGACAGATATGTACTGATTCCTAAGTTAAGTGATCCTCATAAACTGCTTAGGGCTGACACTGATGCTTCTGATGATGTACTTAAATAGGAGATAAACATGGCAAAAAGAACTTATCCAAATAATTATTTCGCATGGTTTAACGATGATCAAAGATTAGCAATATTATGTTTAGATACAACTTCAACAAGTTCAGCTGAACGTACTACAGAAAAATTTGATTCATTTCAAGATAATGGAAATTTAAGTGGGACTATAACAGATGCAGATTGCAGTGGTACAACTATCACTTTTACGTCTGCATCACATGGTCTTGCTACTAATGATAGAATAAGTGTATCTGGTACAACAAATTTTAATGATGATAATCTTTCAAGTCAAAGCGTAACTGTATCTGATGCAAATACATTTACAATGACTAGATCATCTTCAAGTTCAGCTACTAATGAAACTGGATCTTGGGTTTCTTTATTTATTGATAATGGTCTTCGTATAACATATAAATCAAAATATGAGACTGTTACAGCGATAACTGAAGATTTAGATACTGATATTGGTCTTGATACAAGTCTTCACCCAGTATTGGTAAACTATGTAAAATCAAGGTTATTTGAAGACGCAGGAAATTTTGAACAAGCAAATTATTTTAGGCAGTCATATGAAAACCTTCTTATGAAACAAAAGTCTCGTAAGTCTGGAGTCAGAGGATTGTCTGTCCCAAACTTATAAGGAGTAATTAATGTCCTCATCAAATACGTCATGGACAACTGAAAGTAACACAAAATCTGGATCAGTAAAAGTATATAGCAGTGATGTCTCTGTACTTAAAGTAGTAGCTGGTGAAGGTGGAGATGCACTAATTGATTTATTTGCAGATCAAGGAGACGATAATGCTGATAAGTGGAGGTTGTGGGTAA